TAATTTATTAATTTATAAATAAATATAGATTTCATACAGGAAAATCGGAGAGTTCAAATGTCTCGTGGTACACAATTACAAGAAATGGAAGTAGGCACTAAGCAATCCAAAACTGCTGTTAACGCTGGCGCAAAAGCAGCAGAACCAATGCAAAAGCTATCAGGTAATATTCCTGATGGTCAAACCACTGGTTGGGAAGATCTTGGTGGACCTACGCCAGAAAACTATAAATCTGACGATGATTCGGCAAAGTTAAAAACACCTGGTGCAACCCTTAAGCAAGTTAAGGATGTTGTAAACAAAGGTGCTAAACCTGCAGAAGCAATGAAAGGAATGAAGGAAGAAGAAGAACTCGAAGATGAAGATCTAATCTCAGAGGAAGAAGAAACTGAAGAGGTTGAGTCTGTAATTTCTGAAGAAGAAGAAGATGGGGAAGAGGGTGAAGAAGAAGAGGTTGTAGAAGAAGAACTAGATATCGAAGAAGATGTTAATGCTCTTATTGAAGGTGAAGAACTTTCAGAAGAGTTTAAAGAGAAGGCAAAGACAATCTTCGAAGCTGCTATTATTTCTAGAGTAAATCAAGTTAAAGAAGCTCTTGAAGTGCAGTATGAAGAGCGTCTGACTGAAGAAGTACAAGAAATCGCAGAAGTTCTTTCGGAGCGTGTCGATTCTTATCTAGAGTATGTTTCTGACGAGTGGTTCAATGAGAATGCACTTGCAATTGAAGGTGGTCTGAAGGAAGAATTAACTAATTCCTTCATGACTGGTCTGAAAGGACTTTTTGAAGATCATTATGTATCAATCCCTGAAGATAAATATAATGTGCTTGAGAGCATGGTAGAAAAACTTGATGAAATGGAGACAAAACTCAACGAGCAAATCGAGAAGAACGTTTCCCTAAACAAGCGTCTCGCAGAGTCGGTTGCTGACGGAATCTTTGAACAGGTTTCTGAGGGCCTCGCTGCTACTCAGAAAGACAAGCTCGCTTCACTTGCCGAAAGTGTTGAGTTTGAAAGTGAAGAAGAATATCGTGAAAAACTGGAGACATTGAAGGAAGCATATTTTCCTACAAAAGTATCAACTCCAAGAGCTAGAACTGAATCTCTTTCAGAAGGTGTAGATAATGCTCCTGAGTCCGTCTCAGGTTCAATGGCTACCTATCTGAATACTCTTTCAAGATTTAGCAAATAATTGAATTTAATATAATTCAAACAAAACATCCACACAACAAAGGTAAACGCAAATGTTCATGTCAGAGCATCTGCAGGAAAAGTGGGCACCTCTCCTCAACTATGAGGGTCTTGATCCAATCAAAGATTCACACAGAAGAGCGGTAACCGCAGTCCTGCTAGAAAACCAAGAAAAATTCCTTAGAGAGCAAAATGCTTTCTCATCCTCAGGTTCATTCCTGACTGAAACTCCAACCAACTCAGCTAATGCTGCTGGTGCTTCAGGTGGTTTCGGTGCTGATTCAGCTGCTGGTGGTCCTACTGCAGGTTTCGATCCAGTTCTGATCTCTCTGATCAGACGTTCAATGCCTAACCTGGTCGCTTATGACCTCGCAGGCGTTCAACCAATGAGCGGTCCTACTGGACTCATCTTCGCAATGCGCTCACGTTACACCAACCAGAGCGGCACCGAAGCATTTTTCAACGAAGCAGACACTACCTTCTCAGGTCAGGATGCTGGTTTCGATGAGAGCGCAGGATTCACTGATGCTGTTGCTGGTATGGGTACAACCATCCAGACCGGAAGCAACCCAGGTGTTCTGAACCCAGTTGCAACTGCTTCTTCCATTGGCTACAACGTTGGTCAGGGAATGGTAACTGGTGATGCTGAGAATCTTGATGGTACGGGTGCTGATGCATTCAACCAGATGGCATTCTCAATCGAGAAAGTCACCGTTACTGCAAAGTCACGCGCACTGAAGGCTGAGTACTCACTTGAGCTTGCTCAGGACCTTAAGGCAATTCACGGTCTGAATGCAGAAGCTGAGTTGGCAAACATTCTGTCAACTGAGATTCTTGCTGAAATCAACCGTGAAGTCATCAGAACCATCTACAAGGTTGCTGAGCAGGGTGCTGTTCAGAACGTTGCTACCGCTGGTGTATTTGACCTTGACACCGATTCAAACGGTCGTTGGTCTGTTGAGAAGTTCAAGGGTCTTCTGTTCCAAATCGAGCGCGATGCTAACGCAATCGCACAAAGAACTCGTCGCGGAAAGGGCAACATCATCCTCTGCTCTGCAGACGTTGCTTCTGCTCTAACCATGGCTGGTGTTCTCGATTACACCCCAGCACTCAACGCTAACCTCAACGTTGATGACACTGGTAACACCTTCGCTGGTGTTCTGCAAGGTAAGTATCGTGTTTATATCGATCCTTATTCTGCTAACCTCACTACCTCTAATGGTACTCCAGGCAACCAGTACTACGTTGTAGGTTATAAGGGTTCTTCCCCTTATGATGCTGGTCTGTTCTATTGCCCATATGTTCCTCTCCAAATGGTTCGTGCCGTTGGTGAGAACTCCTTCCAGCCTAAGATTGGCTTCAAGACCCGCTATGGTCTGGTTGCTAACCCATTCGCAGAAGGAACCGATCAGGGTCTTGGTCGCCTCAAAGTTAACGCAAACCGCTACTATCGTCGCGTTGCAGTTAAGAACCTCATGTGAGTTAAATCTCATAAGAGTTATCTGGGGGGTCCGAAAGGACCCCTTTTTTTATCTAAATAGTTCAAAAAATGGCAACGACAAATATTTTTGATAAGCAGATACAGAATAGAAATTTTCTGTCTCCTACTGGATTTAAATTTACTTTAAATAGAGCACCTAAAACAGCATTCTTCAGCAACTCAGCAAACATTCCTGGAATGACTTTAGGTGTTGCAGTACAACCAACTTACCTTAAGGATATTGATACTCCAGGTGATAAAATTGTTTTTGATGACTTTACTCTTCGTTTCTTGGTCGATGAAGATTTAAAAAACTATATGGAGATTCATAATTGGATTCGTGGTCTTGGATATCCAGATAGTTTGAAGGACATTTATGATCTACAAAATCAACAAGAATACGTTGATATGTCAAAGTCAAAAACAATGAATATTTACTCCGATGGAACTTTGACAATTTTAGGTAGTGGTCTAACACCAAACTTTAAAATTAAATTTAGTGATTTATGGCCATACAATTTGTCAGCGTTGAATTTTGATGCCACAGATACTGACATCGAATACTTTACAGCGGACGTTACTTTCAAGTATACTATATACCAGATAACTGATTTGGATGGCAATCCTCTATGACCATTGATCTTGATAAAATTCAAGAAATGTGGGTGAAAGATTCTAAAATAGATACTGACAATTTGCATACAGAATCTTTGAATATTCCCGTACTTCATGCAAAATATTTTGAACTTTATAATACCATTTTTCTTTTGAGGAAAAAGGCAGAGCAACAAAAAAGAAATATACGACACGAAAGATATGAGTATTATTCTGGCAAGTCAGATCCAGAAGTTTACATAGATAATCCTTTTCCTAAAAAGATTCGTGATAAGGATACAATGCAAAAGTATCTTGATGCTGACGAAAAACTTTCTACAGTTTGTCTTAAGATTGATTATTATGACACAATGCTAGTTTACATTGAAAGTATTCTTAAGATGGTCCAGAACAGAACATATCAAATCAAAAATGCAATTGAGTTTATGAGATTTAACTCTGGACTAGGGTAAATAAATATCTTAAGATGCATGGATATATGTGATTGACACTACAGCAAATCTTGTTATATCAAAATCCAACGAAGTATTTTTAAGAATTAATACGGAACCTCATATTGAGTATGAACTTAGAGATCACTTTAAGTTTGAGGTTCCCAATGCCAAATTTATGCCACAATACCGTGGTAAAAATTGGAATGGAGAAATTCATTTATATGATGTAAGATCAAAGCAAATCTATGTGGGTTTGCTTGATAAGATTGTATCCTTCTGTAAGCAATACGGATACACATATAAGTTTGAAGATAATAAATTTTACGGACAACCTTTTGAGATTAATGAAGAAATCTCAGAAGAAGGTGTCAAGGATTACATGCATTCCATATGTGCTCATACTCCCAGGAAATATCAGATTGAGGGAGTATATGGTGCCCTAAAGCATAATAGAAAACTATTGATAAGCCCCACTGCGAGCGGCAAATCACTGATGATTTATTCTCTCGTAAGATATTATGTGGATAAAGGCGAAAAAATTCTTTTAGTTGTTCCGACGACATCTCTTGTAGAGCAGATGTACAAGGATTTCCTTGATTATGGTTGGGATGCTGAGTCATATTGTCATCGAATTTATTCTGGAAGGGAAAGAACTAATGAATATCCTGTCACTATTACTACTTGGCAATCTGTCTATAAACTAGAGCGTTCCTTTTTTGAGGAATATGGTTGCATTATAGGTGATGAAGCACATTTATTCAAGAGTAAGTCATTAATACAAATTATGACTAAACTTCATCATGCAAAATATCGTTTTGGTTTTACGGGAACACTTGATGGGACACAAACTCATAAGTGGG